GGAGTCTAGTGTCTTCTCGCGAAGGCAATAGATAGAACTTCCACGCTTTATCGGCCAGGCGGCCTGACAGGCTGCCGCGACCGAGAAGCAGGAAGAACTCTGCTAACAAGCCCCGGGAAACCAAGGCTTCTCCTCGTGATAACCACCGCTGCTCGATCTCTCTGAACCAGGTTGCGACCTCATAATATGAAAGTCTCCTAATTGCCTCCGTTGGAAGCAGTTTAGGATTCTTTTTAATATTATGGAAACGCATTGCCTCGAACAGGGAGCCGAGCGGTGCGCCGGTGACCTCCTTTCCTAAGTAGATCCATCTCTTCGCAAATTCATACGCGTCGTTAGACACGTGTGTTTTTAACGGAGAAACTTCTACTCCTAATTCGCCAAGAATAGTGGCGTAATGCGAAGCAACATCATTGTTAGTAATGACAATGTCGTCGCCGAGCAGAACGTAAGCATCCCAAGTGATTGGGAGTCCGGCCCGCTTAGCAGCGAGCCGCACTATCGCATGATGGGTAATTGCGAACGTGGTCCAAGACGAATAAGCTCCCATGGGTTGGCCCGCTCCGTAGCGTACGGAGCCTGGCATCCATGTTAGTTTAAAGTCTCGGTCACATAGCAACGACCACCATGCAGCCGCATATTCTTTTGAAGTGAGTTCTGCTAAGACCGCCTGCTGTAATTTTACAGGGAGGCGATCAGTCGCATTACTTAAATCACAAGAATGATACGGTCCTTGACGAGGTAGTTTAGATCGGAATGATCCCTGATCAAAGGTACAGTCAGGCTTGAGGCTCCGCAAAAGCGCAAACTGCGCTTTGTGCAAAGGCTCGAAGCATGTCTGTGTCCAATAATCAAGGATGGCAACGATTCGATTCTTAGCTTCCTTGTCCTTGATGAGAGACAACCTCGCGGTTAGGCCTTTCGGCTTAATCTTGAGTATCTCACACCAAGCAAGGGGGCTGATGAGTCGGATCTGACCTATCGTAAGGGCTAACTTCTCTCCACCACACAAGACCAATTTACTAATTTGGTCCTCTGTTAGGAGGGAAGCGTCCTCGATA